CCCGTGGCCCTCCCTACCCCGCGCGGCATCCCCGGAACCACCAGCCCCTCGGGCTTCCTGCAGACGCGGGATCGGAACAGCGCCCTGCGCTGGCCCCTCGCCGGGGGCACGCCCTCGACGGTCGGGGAGTATTCCCACCTCGCTGCGACCGATCCGACGATCGCGTCCTGCCTCTCTGCGATGGTTCTTCCGATCGCTCGAGGAGAGTGGACGATCGGCCGCGACGATGTCGACGAGGCCGTCGCCGAATTCGTCGAGGACGAGCTCTTCGAGCGACTCGCGCCGGATTTCCGCGACACGGTCCGCGAGACCGCCCGCGCGATGCTCACGGCCGGATTCCACGTCGCGGAGCCCGTCCTCCGGCGCCGGGATGACGGGCTCGTCGGCCTCGCGTCCCTCGCGCCGCGCCCCGCTTGGACGATCTCGCGGGTGATCTACGATTCGGATGGTGCCCTCGAGGCGCTCGAGCAGTCGGCCCCCGCGCCCGACGGCACGTGGCGCACGGTCCTCCTCCCCGTCGAGTCGCTGCTGATTTGGACGCACGAGCGCGAGGGGAACGATCCTACCGGGAAAAGCCAGATCCGCCCCTGCGTTCGGGCGGCAAAGACCCGCGACCTTCTGCATCGGCTGATCGCGGTTCGCAACGAGCGCGAGGCGCTGGGTCTGCCGATCGGCACCTACCCCGCGACCGCGACCGACGCGCAGCGCGACGATTTCGAGGCGGCCCTCGCGCAGTACCGCGCGCACGAGCGCGGCTACCTGATGATCCCCGAAGGATTCACGGTCGCGATCCCCGAGGGGCGCGCCGGGAGCTCCGACGCGATCCGCGCCGACGCGGCCTATCTCACGACCGAGATCCAGTCCACATTTTTGCAGGCGTGGCAGTCCCTCGGCCTCGAGGGTAGCTCGAGCGGCGGGCGGGCCGTCGGAGAGACGCAGGCCGGCCCGTTCTATCTGGCGCTCGAGGCCGTCATGGCCGAGATTGCGGGCCCCCTCGACGCGTTGATCCGACGCCTCGTCGATCTGAATTTCGGGCCCCAGTCCCACTACCCCTACGTCGTCCCCCCGAAGCTCCGCGCCGACGACGTGCTCGCGTCAGTCCTCCCGATCCTCGAGGCGATCAAGGCAGGCGGCGTGACCGCCGACGCGGGTGTCGAGGCCGAGCTGCGGGAACGGCTGTCGCTCCCCGAGGCGCTCGAGCCCGCCACCCCCGCCGCGCCGGTCGTTCCTCCCGAGGAACCGCCCCCGCCCCCGCGAGGCGGGGGCCAGCCCCCGGCCGAGGAAGTCGCCGACGAGGAAGCGGCGCTCCCCTCCGAGAAGCACGTCCAGGAGAAGATGCGCGCGGCCGACCCCGGCGCGGTCGCGCTCGCGTGGCTCCCGCCGCGGTCGCTCTCCCCTGCGGAAATGCGGGTCGCGTTCGGCGAGATGTCGGCCCGCTTCGACGCGGCGCCGGCCGATCTCCAGGCAGCGATCGGCAACGCGATCCGGCGCCAGCGCAAGGCGATCGGAAAGTGGATCAGGCCGATGGCCGCGGGCATGGCGCGCGGCGACGCGGCTGCATTTGAGCGCCTCGCGAAGGCGGATTTCCCGCGCGGCGTGCGCGCCTCGATCGTCGACGAGGTCCGGCGGTACGCCGCGGACGCCTTCGCGTTCGGCCGCGCGCAAGCCGAGCGGGAGCGTCGCAAGGCCGGCCGCGGCATGGCCCCCGAAGCGGCGCCGGCCGACCCCGTCACCCTCGCCGACCCGACCGATCCGCCTCCCGACGAAGTCGACGCGGCGACGGCCGCCGAGGCCGGGATCTTCGGCGACCGGATCACCGACGAGCTCCTCCGGACGGCCCGCCTTGCCGCGACCCGCGCCGCGGCGAACCAGGTGCGCTTGGTTCCCGGTGCGATCCCTCTTGTCGACGAGATCACCGCGGCCGTCGACAACGCGATCGAGGAGCTCGCCACGTCGAGCGCGGCCGTCAAAGAGGCGGCGATCGCGGTCTCGGTCCGCGCGGTCTCGGGCGGCCGGCGCGAGGTCTTCGACGAGGACGAGGATCAGATCGCGTCGGTCGAATATTCGGCGGTCATGGATCCGAACACCTGCGGCGCTTGCGGCGAGGTCGACGGCAAGAAGGCCGAGAGCCTCGCGGCGGCCGACGACGAGCTCCCCGGCACCCCGAACATCGATTGCGAGGGGACCGCCTCCCGGTGCAGGTGCATTTGGATCGTGGATTACAAATGAGTTCCGGGGGTTTCTTGCTCGCGTGGATCAAGGCCAACCCCGCCGACGCGGTCCGCGCTGCGGTCGCTTCGTTCGTCGCGCTCTTTGCCGCGGGCGCCGCTTGGGCGTCCCTCGACGCGAGGATCGCGACGCTTGAGAAGGCGGCGCCGGGCCTCGCCGAGGACGTTCGGATCACCCGCGACATGGTCCGGTTCATCTGTTCTGTAACGCCCGGCTGCCCCGACGCGTCCCGGATCCCGTGAGCGATCTTGTCCTCGACCTTCCGAGCCAGTCCCCCGCGACCTTCGCGGACGCGCCGGTCGGCAAGCGCCGCGCCCTTCGGATCCAGATTTTCCCGATCTCCCCGAAGCCGTTGGCGCACCCGTCCGGCGACATGCTCTTTGATCGGGCGTTCGCCGAGCTGCTCGTGCGGAACTTCCGCTCCTATCCCGGCGAGGTCCCGGCCGACTACGATCACGGTGTCGAGAAGGGATCGGGCTCGCCCGATCACGGTCTCGCGTCGGGATGGGTCCGCGACGTCAAGATCGAAGGCGACGCGGTCGTCGCGTACGTCGACCCGACCGACCGGGCAACAGCCCTGGTTGAGGCCGGCGAATACCGATTCGCCTCCCCAACCGTGCATTTCGACTGGACGGATCCTCGCACCGGAAAGGCGCAGGGCCCCACGCTCCTTAGCCTGGCCCTCACGAATCGCCCGTTCATCCGTGGGATGCGGGCCGTCGAAACCGTAACGCTTCGCGCGCCCGACGCGTCCCCCCCGCGCAAGGAGAATCCCAGCATGGAAACGCAGCTCGCCGAGACCCCGATCCAGACCGTCGCCCTCGCCGATCACGAGTCGGCGGTGCGTGTCCTCCGCGACGAGCTCGCGTCCCTGACGGATCGCGCGGTCAAGGCAGAGACCGAGGTCAAGTCGCTGCGCGACGCGGCCGACGCGGCGAGCGCCGCGGCCGACGTCGAGGCGGGCGAGCGCGCCGGCAAGATCACCCCGGCGACCCGCGCCACGATGATCGAGCTCCGCAAGTCGAACGCGACGCTCTTCTCCGCTCTCCTCGAGGCGCTTCCTGTCGCGGTCCGCACGACCCCGATCGGTGTCGACGCCCCTGCGGCGCCGCCCGAGAAGAGCGCGACCGACGCGGGCACGGAGCTCGCGGCCCTCGCCGACAAGATCGAGACCGACGAGAAGATCCCCTTCGCGGCGGCGCTTCACAAGGCCCGCGCCCTCCGGCCGGACCTGATCGTCGGCTTCTAACCGGCACACCTTTCGCCGGTTCGTCCGGCAGGAGAAAAAGACATGAACGGCAAGAGCTGGAATCCGGTCGCGACGCGGGCGGTCAAGGCGGGCGGCGTGATCCGCGAGGGTCGCGTGGTCGTCAAGGGCGCGGCGGATGGCTACGTGATCGAGGGCGCGACGGCGGGCACGGTCGTCGGCTGGGGCGTCTCGGTTCAGGCGGCCGCGGCGGCCGAGGACGCGATCGACATCGTCTGCGTCCCCGGCTGCATCGCCAAGGTCGAGGCGGGCGGTACGATCACGCTCGGCGACCGGCTCACGTTCAACAACGCAGGCGAACTGATCACGGCCACGGCGGGCACCGAATACGTCGTCGGGGTCGCCCTCGAGGGCGCGTCGGACGGTGAGTACCTCTCGATGCAGCTCACGAGCATGCACGTCAAGTGGGCGGCCTGATCTGATTTCGGCCCCGGGGGCTTCGGCCCACGGGGCGCAAAACTGACGCCGTGGCCTAGCCCGGCAGGAGGATCAAACCGATGGGCAACAGCCGGGCAAACCTGCAGACGAGCGTCCCGCTCTCGAATCTCAGCATCAAGATCGCGAACCAGAGCTCGGGCTTCAAGGCCCGCGCCCTGTTCCCGCCGAAGCCCGTGGCCAAGGGCACGGGCAAGATCCGGGTGTATTCCGGGGATAACATGATCCAGGAGGCCCCGGTGCAGGGCCGCCGGTCCGAGGCCGCCGAGATCGAGCGCAAGTACGGCACGATCAGCTTCTCGACCGAGCGGTTCGCCCTCCGCGAGTTCATCAGCGAGCGCGACAAGCGCGACGCGGACGATGACATCGCCGATATCGAGATGGACGCGACCGCGGACCTGACCGAGCGCCTCCTGCTCGGGCTCGAGAAGGCGGCGATCACCAAGGCGTTCACGTCTACCAACTTCAACGCGAGCAACTACCTCTCGCTGACGAACGGCTGGGAGTCGGCAAGCTCCGACCCGATCGCCGAGATCCAGACCGCGCAGGAGACCGTCCTTCTCGCGCTCGCGGGCATGCCTGCCGATTCGATGGCCCTCGGCGTCGCGGCCTACAACACGCTCTGTCGCCACCCTGACATTGTGGATCGTGTCAAGTACCAGATGGGCCAGGTCGCGGTGGTGAACGAAACCAGCCTCTCGACGCTCTTCGGCCTGCAGGTGCACGTCCTGGCGGCCGTCGAAAACACGGCGCAGCCCGCGGTTGCCGGCACGATCACGAAGGCCCACGTCATCACCGACAAGGCCCTCGTGTACCGCAGCGCCGGCCCTGACGGCCTCCGCAGCTCGGCGTTCGGTCGCATGCTGATCCCGCCCGGCGGCGAGCTCTCGGTGGTCCGCTACCAGCCGGCCAACGGCTCGGGCGTGTGGATTGAGGCGTCGCTCGAATACGCGCTCCAGTTCATGGCGGTGGACACGGTTGCGGCCGGCGACTCGATCGGCGGCTATCTGTTCGCCAACGTCGGCCCGTAGTCCCGGCCTGACGGAGTAGGACCTGAAGCCCCGCCGCCGGAATCGGCCGGTGGGGCTTCCCTTTTTCGGAGGGTGCCCGATGGCAAACGTTTACGCGGTCACCCACGACACGGTGCGGGAGGAGTTCTTCCCCGGCGTCGCGACCTTCGCGACCGGCACGCGCCCGACGGCGACGACGGCGACGCGGATCATCGCGCGGGTTTCCGCCTCGATCGATGCGGCGCTCCTCTCGGTCGGGATCTCGTCGGCGGATATCGACTCGGTCGGGGAGCCCGTTTCGTATGCGTGGCTCGCGGATACGCTCTCTCTCGGCGTCGCGGCGCGCCTCGCGGGCGTCGGTTCCCTCGGCGTCGAGGCCGACGCGGTCAAGCGGTGGGCGGATGAGTTTGAAGCGCGCCTCGCGAAGATCCGCGAAAACCCCGAGGCCGTCGTCCCTGATGCGGTGTCTACCGGGGTAGGCAGCGCGTCGGTCCGCTCGCACGTTGCGCGGTATGGTCTGACCGACGACGACGCGGCGGACATGGAAACGGACAACAGTCCGCTCGCCACGATGTGGGACGAGGGGTAAGGGGTGGGCGCCCTCAAGATCAAGATCGAAGGATCGGAGGGCGTCAAGGCGCTGCGGTTGGGGTTTCTTCGCTTCGGCGAGGTAGCCGCGGATCTGGTCCCCTTCCTCGAGTCGGTCCTGATCGCGCTGGAAAACAACGCGGATAGGCTGTTCGATTCGCAAGGCTCGAGCGGCTCGGGGAAGTGGGCGCCCCTCTCCCCGGTCTCGGAGATCATCCGCTCAGAGCAGGGCTTCGGGGGCCTGCCGATCCTCGAGAATACCGGGCTCCTCCGCAACGCCCTCGGGCGCGCGCGGGGGCGAGGGGCTCTGCGCCTGACGCAACGTGAGGGGCGCGGAGGTGTCCTGATCTACGGCACGAACGGTGTTCATTATGCGTCGTTCCACCAGACCGGCACGAGGCAGCGCGGCGTGACCCCGAAGCAGCAGTCCTTTTTGCGGGTCGCGTTTGGGATCCATATGAAGCTGGGACACGTGATCACCATGCCGGCCCGGCCCCCGATTGATTTCGAGAAGTCGGGCAGGATGTCGCGCGAGCTCCGCGCGGAGATCACCGAAGCGGCACGGGCGCACCTGATCGGCGCGGCCGAGGCGGCAACGGGCGCCGGCACGGTCCGCGGCAACGCCTCGGCGTGGGAGCAGTTCGAACGCGACTTCTCGACGGGGGGGCGTTTCGATGGCGAATGATCCGCGCGCGATCGCCGTCGAGGCGATCTTCCTCCTCCTGGCAGACCGGCTGCCGGGCATCCTCGTGACCCGCGACGCGCTGCGGTTCGCAACGAAGCGCATCCGGCTCGGGCCCTACACGATCCCCGCCTCCGCTTCGCTCGTGGTCAACGGCGAAACTTTCTCCCTGACCGCGGGCTCGCGCACGGCTGCGCAGGTCGCAACGGAGCTCGTCGGCGCGGTGTCGTTTGCCGCGGCGTCCGAGGCGGACGGGCCGGGTTCCCGCCTCGTGCTCACGCACGGGACCGCGCCAGCGCGCGAGGTGCCTTCGATCCTCCGCTTCGCGGGGGACGAGGCGACGCTCGACGCGCTTGGCCTCCGGGCTGGCGGCCCCTCCGACGTCGCCGAGGACGCGATCGCCTCGCCGGCCGTGACCCTCGCCGAGACCGAGCCGGGCGAGATCACGCAGATCGACCGCCCCC